GTTTGAGACGCGTCTTAGGGGTCATTTGGTAATGACCCCCGGCGTGGTATGATGTAGTGTTAAATTCTACATCACTCCATCTTAGCCCCTTTGAAGGGCGTAAGTTCTTCTGGAGCTAGGAAATGAGAACACGGACAACCGTGACAGGTGACTTTAGTACGATTAACACACGTACTGTTCAAAGCCGGTCAAGCTGTGCTGCGGGGTGGGTAACCACTTCCACAGTTACTAGCTACACCGGTGAACAATCGACAAAAACAATCGTCGACGTTCAGACACCTGGATTCTATTCTCTGCTGAAGTGCGGCAAGTTTCTGCCGCTCAACCCCGTGACGATCACTACTTCAAAAGAGACCCGTGTAGCTGGTACTGGCACCGAATCCTGGGGTTTCTCAGGAGGTTGTTATCGGAGTCAGGACATAGGTCCTAAATGGAGTGCACCGTCATGGCTAGTAACGCTCCCACCCTTCGATGAATCAATTATCGATCAGGTGGTCACTACGGCTATTTCACGAGCCCGTGAGGCAACATGGGACGCCCTTACATCGGTCGTCACACTAAACCAAACGGTTGATCTTTTCGTGGATACGTTTGACTCTGTTAACACGTTAGCTCTTCGAGCTGCGCGTTATGCGAGGTCAAGGCATAAGAACCCTCGAGATATTCTGAGGCTATTTGCCAGTAAGTGGCTCGAGTACCGGTACGGATGGTTACCAACTCTCTATGATCTAGAGGATGCAAACAAAGCACTCGATCGCAAGATCGAAGTTGGTGATATTATTACTGGGAAAAGTAGCGTTGACACTGACCTGAATGATTCTCAGTCGGGGACCACATGGTTCTCGATCGGTGATCATAGTCAGACCGACAGTTTAATTGGTACCAGGACTTATCATGGTTCTAGCTATTGTGAGGCGATGTCCAACGCAGTTCGTTATGGAATTGATCCTATAACGACTGCATGGGAAGTCGTCCCATATAGCTTTGTCATTGATTGGTTCCTGGATGTCGGTACTTGGCTCTCAGCTGTTAGTCCCTTTTCTGGGGCGAAGGAGCTGGGTTCCATGGCGTCAGTTAAGGACCAGTACACTTTGATGACGTCCGATGTTTGGGAGTTCAACAGAGGTGGTCATTCTGGTTCTTTTACGGGTCGCTCAACCGTGCTAGAAGTTGAGCAATACAGTCGCTTCCCCCATGAGGGGGGAGTCCTACCGAGTTGGAATCCTCGGATCACCCCGGCTCGAATCATAGACCTTATCTCGCTTGTTTTCGCGGGACGTAGGAACGTGATAAGAGCCCTTCGCTAAGGAAGTAAAACACAATGAATCTTCTTAACAAAGGAGGGACGTTGACTGGTGGCGCAACTGTTGTGCTTACCCCCGCTGGCTTGTATGCCGGTGGTAAGGCGAGCTACACCACTCCGAATCATACCCGTCTTGAACCTGAGACGATTGATTTCTTGGTTACACCCGCAACTACGACTAAGACCGATCCTGGTGTTGCCAGATCTGGTCTGAAAATCGCGTTTGCGAACCGTGTGACTGAGGCCGGGTGCTGCGGCGCTCAAGCTGGTACTGTCATCTTTGATATCGGAATGCGCTGGCCTTTGAGCCAGCCTTCTACCGTCGTGGATGATGCTATCCAGTACTTACAGGCCCTGGTTTTCAGTACTGCGTTTGTTGACGCACTGAAGAAGGGAGTCCTGCCCGTCGCCTAGCTGTTGCTAGCTTGGTGATTTCCAAACCGTAACCCATGAACGAGGTTGTCATGAGTAGAACGAATCGTTGCAATTCACGGTTGGATGTGCAGCCTTTATTGGTTGCACGGTTGTTCGCCGCATCAAACCTTCACGATGCTGAGCTGGATCAAGCCCAAGCGATAATTGACGACCTAACGTCGTCACGCTATGGACCGGCAAAAGCTAAATGTGACGCGTTTGTTCGTCCTGAGTTCGGGACGGCCCTCGATTATTATCGACGTAAGCAATTCACCGCGCTTGTGTCGAAGGTCCCTTTTACTGGGGATTCTGCCAGCCGAAAGAGGGTGGCTCTACGTGATTTCCATCACGCTGAGCTGCTCTGTAAGCTGACTAATAAACGTCTCCGTTATTACCATCTTCACTCCGACAGAATGCCGGAGTTGGTCCGCGTTGCTTTAACGCGTGCACGGGAATGGGTACGAAGGGTACTCGGTCAGTTGACCGAGGAGAGACTTAGTCTGATTTTGGACTCTAGTCGCCCAGGAAGTGGCGTAAGCATTGGAACTCGTAATCGGTTTCGAGTTTCTCTCCCCTTTAAACTCGGGGATACCGATCTTTCGACAACGAGTAAGGCTTTGCCTTACTCAAAGTTACTTGTCGAGGGATCCCTTCCATGGCTTCAACTTCACGTTGAAGTCGACTGGAAGGAACTCACTTACGATGTTCCATATGTGATAACCAACAGTAATAGGATTGCGTTCGTCCCGAAGGACGCGCGCACTCTTCGCACTATAGCCATTGAGCCGAGTCTTAATGTCTGTCTTCAATTAGGGGTTCATTCCTATATGAGTGATAGACTTAAGAAGTTTGGGAACGCAATAGACGATCAATCCCGAAATCAGGATTTAGCCTGTAGGGGATCCGTCTTAACGTTTGGTCACAGTTTCGCGACCCTCGACCTGTCACAGGCATCTGACTCGGTTTCCACCGAGTTAGTACGTTGGTTACTGCCTTCTGATTGGTTCTCTCTCCTTGATGATATCCGTTGTGATAGCGGTATTGTTGAGGGCAGTCCCATTCTGTATGAGAAATTCAGCAGTATGGGAAATGGCTTCACTTTCGCACTCGAGACCCTGATATTTTGGGCTTTGAGTAAGGCGGTCAGCTCACTCGTCGCCGATAGTTACGATTCTCCTAGTTGTTATGGAGATGATATAATTGTCGGTGATAGAGAGGCTGCCCTCCTGTTAGAGACTTTACGGTTCTGCGGCTTCCGAGTTAATCCGGAAAAGTCGTTCGTCGTAGGTCCCTTTCGCGAGAGTTGCGGTGCCGATTGGCACAGTGGTATACGTGTAACTCCTCACTATGTTCGAAAGTGTACCTTCCGGTGCACCGACGTCTATAGTTTACTCAATCGGAGCGACCCCGTCCTGAATTGGACTGGTGTTCGCTCTTACCTCCTTACTGAGCATTGTAAGAAGGAGCCTATTTTATTTGGGCTTGAGTGCGAGGATACTTCTAGTTGCCTTTTCACTACCCCTAGTTACATGAAAGGGGGTGGGGGGTTACGATGGAGTGTCGATTGGCAGAATTGGACCTTCAAGGCCTGGGCTTTTGTGCCCGAGCTTGAAAAGGTTCCGATCCTCTCTGCCTATGCTGCGGCTCTGAAAGGAGCTCTAGCGTCAGACGCACGGTACCAGCTAAGAGGTCGGGGTGTATTCCGACTCCGCTTTGTAACCCCGGGAATTACCCGGGGGTTGGCACGCTTTACAGCGTAACCAACCGGGCTTCGATGTCCAAGGTGGCGTGCAGTTGC